CCGTAGCCAGCTTTTCAGAAGTAGGTCAATCCCGAATACCTCAATCCAAAGGTAAGCGGCAACGCTCGCGGATAATGCGCTCAAGATGTATAGCATAATAATTATCTCTTAGTTGTTCAAGTGCTTTGTTTACTGTGTTTCCTATGGACTTGTAGGGTATGTCTACCTTCTTGCCGACCTTTCGATAACTGCCTTCTTCCAGCCACAATTTAAGAACCTCTCGGTCGTACCAATGCAGCTCATCCATCAGGGTTTCTAAAAGTGCAATGTCGTCTTCCTTTTCCCAGTCGTAGTCCTCTCGCTCGTGGTCTACCTTCTTGTGGTTGTGGAGGTCGTATAACTTGGAGAAGCTGGAGCGTTTACTGGTAGCCATTGTCATCATCGTTCTAACCACGTAGAATCTAAGGTAGCCGCCTTCGTTTATCTGTTGCCACTTTTCGTCAGGCATCTCCAACAGAAGAAGAGCCACCTCTTGAATAAGGTCATCCGGGCAATTGCATAACTTCTGAGCGAGTTCGTGTAGTTCCTCGTCTTTAAGTAGGTCGATTGCCGCTTGGTCTTTCACGGGCTTAAATGTAGTGATTTTTATTTTAGTGCTTTTCCGAAGGTAACTCCGAACCCTCATCTTCTTTAGTTTCAAGGCTTTCGGAATGTTTTTCGTTTGGTAATTCCGTAGCTTGTTCAACGCAAAAACCACAGGTCTGTTTGCCCTGTTGAGCTTCTTGCCAACCTTGCAAGTATGCTTCTCTGAGTGGCTTCAATCTGTCAACGTCAAACTCTTCATAAATTGGGTAGAGTTCCAACGCTCTCGCTTCTGCCTCTTTTCTTGTTTTCATCCCTTGGTTTTTAAAAGTTCGTTTTCAATTTGCGGTGTGCTATAACGCACTATTTCACTTTTTGTGCTTCACCATTCGCGATTCGCGATTCGCAAAGTGCGTTAAACCGCATTCCTTTTGTACCAATCTTCGGCTGCTTTTCTCTTTGCACTGACCTCTACGTTTGCGCCCATCAATCTCATTCTGCTCGTTTCTTCGCTGACTGGTTTGACCTGACCCTTTTCGAGTAGGTAAAGATAAGCTATGTTGTAAGGTGCGAATGCTGGAAGTTCTCCATCCTTTTTAATCCACTCCAGTATCATGTCATGCGCTTCTGCTGGTGCAATAGGTTTCTTTTTGAACTCTGGTAACTGATTCGGGTTGTAACCCGGACGCGCCCTTCCAACTCTTTTATGTTCCTTGTACGCGGTAAGCACCTGACCGACCACATTAACAGATAGGTGTTGTCCAAACGTAGAAGGGTCTACTCGCTTTCCATCTAAGTAAAGCTCCCTTTTTACTGCCATTGTGAACGCTTCTTTGACCTGTGCTCCCGTGTATCTGTACTCCGAGTTAATGAAGTCCTGTATCATTTTGATAAGACCCATTCCTTGAGGCGAGTTCGGGAAATCTGCACAGCCTATGAGCTTAGGCAATTCTGTTATTGTTGATATCAGGTTGTACATCGAATTTAAATTTAGCGTTTGCGGAATCCTCTCCGTAGAGTGTTTTGTGAGTGTTGTAGTCGTTTATCATCTGCATGAACTCGCGGGCTTCCTTTTCTTCCTGTGTTTCCAAAGATGAGGATTTGTTTTTTAATTCCTCCGAAATCCATTGGTTCAGTTTCGGCTGCCACTTGTAGATGCGTTGCCCGTTTATCTCCCATCCTTTCGATTCATAGTTATCGTGGAATCTCTGAGCAAGGTCTTCAACTGGAAATGATACCGATGCAATGCCGCGAGTAAATAGGTTATTACAAATTTCCTTTTCTACCTCCTCGCGTGTTGGTACGTTCACTTGTTTAATTGGTTTACTTGTTTGTTGTTTATCTATACTATCAATGCTTTGTACTGTGCTTTCACTTTGCTTTGATGCGTGCTTTATCAATGCTTCGTCAAGTGCTTTATCAAGTGCTTTATCAAAATTTGATAGGGCAACTATGTTAGCAGAATACTGATTCTTCGACCTCTGTATCATCTCAATGAAGCCCCAATCAACGAGGTCGTTCAGTGTGTTGATGTAGGTGTTGTAAGACTTGATTCCGATAGCTTCCATTGCCATCGTTGTAGGCATACCGTACTTTTTCTTCCAGCCTAACCTGTTACAATGCTCAACCGCGAAAAAGTAAAGAGCCGTATGATTTGGCTTTATCTTCTCAGGATTCTCGAAGCACCAATCAAACCAGTTGCGTGATAATTCGTAACCGTTCATAATAAGAGAAAGGGGTTGGCGTTGACTGCGCCCCTCCCGGTCAGCCGCTCAAGTAGCCGCCCGTTTGTTTTAACCCCGTAAAATAGTTTCTTCATTTCTTGAGCATTCAGATAAACGCTTGTCAGGCGTTCATTAGTAAGTAGCAAATATACAAAATTGTGCCACTTGGAAGTCATTTTTCTCGCTCATATCCAAGTGTCCACATTACAAAGTCAAGCACTCTTAGCTTCCAGCTTTCCATAGTTCTCGTGTATTTTCGTTACTAAAAAGTCGCCAGCACTCAGGGCATCTTCGACCTGTCTAATTGAGTAGATGACCGTAGAGTGATCGCGATTGAACATCTTTCCTATCTCGGTCAAGGTATAACCCAACGGATAAAGAATGTCGTGCAGTTGAAACATGGCGTACTGCCTTGCGATTACGGTGTTGCGTTCTCGGTTCTTTGATTTGAGTTCGGAGTATGCTATGCCCGTAGCTTTCTCGATGTTTGAGATTACATCCTTTGCTTCCTGTCCGATGTATCTGCTGGCTTTCACTCCCTTGAGAGCGTCAAGCAAATGTTCCACATCTCCTCCAAAGTAACCCTTGTGCAGCTCAATGATGTCTGTCAGTTGCTGCCTCATGTTGTCGTTCAATCTCACTTGCATCTCCAAACGTTTATCTGTTTACCAAAATCGCCTTCTATCTTGTAGCCGGTTTTCTCTATTAACCCTTTCTTGTGTAGGTTCGAAAACGACCTTCTGATTGAAGTAAGAGGTGTCTTTGCCCACTTGTCAGAAGATAACGGCTCCATGATTTGAAAGTGCCGTAAGACTCGCTCAGGTGTTACCCCGAGCTGGTCATGGTTTCTGAAGTAAATCAAGACAAGTTCGTCCTGACTTTTGGCTTTCTCGCGGGACTTCTTAAGCTCTGTCCCTATCTCGTTGTTCGTATTGTAAAACATCAGTTCTGGTTTATGTAGTTAATAATTGTTTCTTGAGTTCTTACACTTACCCTCTCCCCGGCAAAGTAAGCGTACACGGTTTGAGTTGATAGCCCCGTGTCTTTGGCTATTCTGTAAGCGGTTATCTTCTTGGCGTTCGCCTCCGCTATCACTTCGTCTATTTTCGGTAAATGTATCATTGGTCTCCAGCTACCTCCCAAGCTATATCTTCAATGTCAAATTCCAACGCCTCCAATACGTCCGTAATGTCCACATCAACACCGTTAATTTTTGTCGTGATGCAGATGTCATCTACCGAAGCGGAGCAGCCCGGATGACCCGTGCCATCTGAGTAATACCTGACCATCGGCTCTTCAGGATAGTGCGTAAAGCTGACCTCCACTTCAAGGTTAGCAATCCAATGTTTGAAACTTCTTGTTTTCATGTTAAAACGATTTTTATTTGTACTCCTTCTATTTCTGTTTGTGCTTCAAAAAAACCATTGCAGCCGTTTATTTTGAACGACCATAGACTTTCATAACTCGAAAGTTTGTCCGCAGAATATCTACCTTGAAAGGTGATCAGATTCTTTTCCAAAAAAACACTGTAAAAGTCGTCCGGGTCAATTATCCCTTTGGCTGTTACGTGTTTCATGTTTTCAAACATAAAGCTCATTGTTTTCATTCTTCTTGTTTTATCTCGCGTTACGGATGCGCGACCCCCGTTTTCATGGTGCAATATCTAAATAACTTTTGAATATCCAAAACACTACGGCAAAAAAATTACAATCCGCAGTATCCGCTATCGCATTCGTTAAAATCATCATCGAAAAGTTCGAATTGACTATTCCAGTTCTTGATCTGCTCGTATGTAACCGCTTCGTTCCATTGGTTGTTATTGTACGATGCTATTGCTTTTTTCTCAATTTCGTTAAACCATTCAAGTTTTTTCGGGTGCTTATCCCACATCTTGCGGATTAGCAAAGGCGTTTTATGAAAGCAACCCACACAGTTATTCATCCAAGCAAATCGCACGTTCTTATCCATCCAAAACTCTTCAATCGTGTCCTTGTAGATGTTGTCGTTTATTAAAGGGAATACTGGTATCTGATAGGGTATATCCTCCCATTTATTCTTGCCATCCTTTCGCTTACCTACAACCGCCTTAAATTTCATTACGCCACCATCGTTTGCAGTTCGCTCAATCATTGCGTTTGCTCTGCGCGTTTCGTTCGCTCTAAATCCTATACGCGTAGTTATTACCTCCCCAATGTTTTCCCTCCAAAAATTAAAGATTGGCTCAATTTTCATTTCAACGGTACAAAATCTTCTCATTGCGTTAGGCAAATTAACCTTGCCGTTTCCTTTTGTAACAATCTCGTCAAAAGTCTTCCCAGTAACCCAAGTGATAGGTCTGCCAATGAACTGCTCCAAATCAAGCATAGTGTAAATAATGGTGTCATCTTCGGCTGTGGCTATGAACGGAGCTTGGATTCTTTCCTCTACCTCTTTTCGAATCTTCTCGTCTTTAAATCGGCAGTTTTCATCTTCGATTCTAACCAACGAAAACACATCGTAATCTGCTGGGTAATTAGCCGCTATGTAGCTGGAAGTCTTACCTCCGCTAAGTGAATTAACCGTTTTCATATTCTTTCAATTTGTTCTTGTAATCTTGTAGCATCTCCTCCAGTTCCCACGTTGCAAACTTTACAGTCGTTAGACTGAGCTGGTGCATCTCTTCCGCCAACCCTTCGCGTTCTCTGTCCAAGTTAAGCCCGAAGTCATACTGTCTGCCTTGTTGCATTACATTACATCCGTAGCATTGTGGTCGGCAGTTGTCCTCGTGCCATCTCGTAGCATACCTCGCTCTGCTCATAAAGTGTCCGCATTGAATCTTCTTCCAATAGTAACTTCTGCCGCAAGTGTAGCACTCAACAAAGCCGTCAAGATTGGCGGCACTCAATCGGATAAACCGACTGAATGCCTTGTCCAACTCTTTGACAATTTTAGAACGGGAGGTCGCCATCGTCTACCGTTACCGTTTTGGCTGTTGCCTGTTCCTTGAGTTTCGGCTCGTAGGTGTCAACGCTTGCGTATAACTTGCCCTGTGCTGACTGCTTAATCTGTAACCTAAGTTCAAGACCGTGCTTGCCCTCCTTCAGGTAGTCGTCATTTTGCTGCAACCACTTGACCAACTTGCTCGGATTGATAACCATGCTCGCCTTGACCCAGTCAGGAGCGTTGTCGTTCGGTGTGTAGACGTTCAAGCCATCCACAAAAATCACTTTGTTTTCCATTATTTAGAGTTTAAAAGGTTACTTAGATAATCGTTTGCAAACGCTAACCGTTCGCGTAGTTGTTCTTGCATCTCAAGGTCTTGCTCAACCCGGATTTCAATCAGTTTGAAGCGTTCGTCTTTGATGCGTGGGTCAAAGCTAATAAACCGACAGGTTAACGCTCCAGTTGCCAACATTTGCCCTTGCATCTGCCACAAGTATTTTGGGTCGATGTAACCCTCGAACGCAGTCTTGAGATGGTTTGTGGTGTTGTACGGGCATTTGATTTCTATCAGTTCTCCGTACTCCTTTATAAGCCCATCGGGCGAAGCACCTGAGTAATCGTTAATAAGCACGAATGGCAAATCCTCCAAAGTTAACCCAGTCGTTTCTTGGTAGTAAGCCTTGCAGATTGGTTCGTATTCGTTTCCCCAATCCAACGCAGCACCGAAGATTTCCTTGCGTTCGCCCGTTAGAAGCTCTGCAGCCTTCTCGTAGATGTATGAAATAGCTGTCTGTCCAAGTACCTCGTCTTTCTTTCTGCTGTTGGTCATCAAGTCGCCAAAGCGGGAAGCCGTAAACTTCCCAAGTCTTTGTGCGTGCCATTCCTCCGAACGTTGCTCTGAGCTGCTTATTGCTTCGTATATTCCTTGCTCTTCCATCTTACGCTCGTTTAAAATCGTCCGACTCATCTTCTCCGAAAACACCTACTTCGTAAAGTCCTGACAGTTTCAACACTACTCTTGATAATGCTCGTTTCTCAGCCATTGCGACTGGGTACTTTTGGCGCGTGTTGTCGGGAGCAGATTCCCCGAATGTTTCCATTTGAATAGGTAAACCGTTACCGTTAGACATCTCGCCAGTAGCTTTGATAACTACGTGCTTTAGGTCATCGGATAAGCTGACCACATCGTAAGTTACTCGGATGCCTCTTTGCGCTTGGATGCGCTCGATTCCTTGTCGGGTTATTATTACGAACCCTTGCGGTGATTTAAAGAAGTGGTCTTTCGTTAGACCGTTCTCTTTTGCGAGGTGTTGCAACCTCTCTTTCTGCGTTTCATTCATTGTTCTGATTTTTATTAAAGTTACGAATTAAGTGTTTGAATGTCAACCGCGTTTGAGTGGTCGTCATAGATTCTAATGAAGGTGTAAAGCCCTGACTTGATAGGCTCTGCGCCTGAGTGCTTGACCAGTTGCCAAAACTCAAACGGTTGTACTCGGATTGTTCCTGCGTCAACTGGAGCTGTGCGTAGGTCGGTAATTGCTTTTCGAGCAACCAACCGAATGAAGGCTGGTATCTGCTCGTTGGACATGGTTAGTTCGAATTGTAAGTGGTTCATGGTCCCGTTCTTTTGTGGGGTCGGCATTACCCGTTACCCCTTGATTATTACTTGAATGCTTGGTTAATTGCGTGAGCGTAAGCTTCTTTTACTTTTCTTTCGTAGAAGGCAATTAGCTCATTATTGC